GCCTTAATTGCATTCGCAGCACATGTCACGGTAGCAACCTGTTCCTCGGTAAACGTACCGATATTATCTAAGAAACCTCTCAGGCCAGTACCAAGTGTCGGGAATTGACCAGCAAACGTTCCGAGATCGTTTTCGCCGATGATGGATGCGAGTAGACCGCCGACATTAGGAATTTCATCAGCCGCGGATGCGAGAGTCTTGATGGCAGTAGCAGCGCAATCAACCGTGGTCATCTGTTCGTCAGTAAACGTACCGATGGCCGCAATAAAATCTCCAAGACCCGTTCCGAGCATAGGCATCTGAGCCGCGAAGTTTTCGATAGCGTTTCCACCGCCGAACAGAGAGGTTAAACCCTGAATGACGTTTGCGCCAGTGAGCGCGAGAATCGCATTCGCCAAACTTGTAATACCATTAGCGGCATTTTCGTCTATCATTTTAGCGCCTGTAATAAACGGCATCGCATTGACCATGAACATAGACAGCTGAGAGCCGAGATCGGCAAGGGACGGTACAAAGGGTAGGAGATTTGCAATACCGCTGATCAATTCTGCCGCAGTAAGGACAAGAATAGCAGCAGATAGAGCACCAACACCCTTAATAACGCTATCGTCAACCATCTTTGCGCCCAAGATGAACGGAGTAACGTTAACCATGAACTGAGATAGCATCATGCCAAGCTGAGGCAAGAGCGTCATGATCTCACCGGCAAAACCAGTAATAAAACTAGCGATAATGGAACCGATGCCGCTAGCCACTTTCTCCAGCACAGGAATGCCGGTATCGAGGAAATGCTCTAGTTCGGGGAACTGAGTTACCAGCGCGCCAACTGCTACCATAAATGCACCAATAGCAGTCATCAGTATGATCAATGCGCCAATGCCTGATACTGCACCAGAAGCCATAGGTCCGATGATGCTAAGGACAGTCAACGCCGCGGTGAAAGCCAATAGAATTGTTGACAACGCTATTGCGGAACCTAGTACAGACTCCGTAGGCAGATCTGCAAGTAGGAACAGCATTAGTCCGATCATCATTATCGCGCCCGTCAGGGTAACGATAGTCAGCATACAGTCGCCAGCGATAGCCGATACTGCCAAGATAAGCGCGAACATACCCATAAGGATAGACATAGCCGCAGTTGCACCAATCAGCTTCGTGGGATCAATCTCAGACATCAGTATTACTGCGCCGGCCAGGATAGTAATCGCAGCGGTTATAGTGATTAGGGACCCGGTAGCAGCTTGCGATTTACCTGCGACCCAGGTCATAAACGCAAACATACCCATTAGTACGGTCAATACTGCAGTAGCGACGGCTAGATCACCAGGATTGATAAAGGTTAACAGTGCTACTGCGCCGACCATGACACCGATCGCAACCGTCATTGCAACGATATTACCGACAACTTTGTTGGCACCTCTGGTGGCCGCAATCATAAGAGCCATCATTGCGGAAAGCACGCTGACTGCAGCTACACCCTTAGCCAAATTGCCCAAGCTCACAAAGCCGAGGAGAACAGCGATAGCGGATAACATGCCAATCGCGACGGAGAATGCCAGAATCGTTAGTGCCACCTTAGGAGCCTGACTGCCATGTTTTGCTATTGACTTCACCAACTTTGCGATGATTACAGAGAATATAATGATAGCCGCTAAACCCTGGCCCATCTCTCTTGGCGTCAACATACCAATCAGCTTTGCGACGCCAACCATGAGTAGCATGGATACCGATAAACCAAGCATCATTTTACCAACGCCATCTATTGCCTTACCGCCAAACTTACCTATCGCAGCAAAGATTATTAGGAATGTGGTAAAAACGGATAGGAACTTAACACCGGCGACTATATCGTCAGTCGTAAGTCTGGTAGCTAGTTTCATGACAGCGATTATCAGTAGCATCGACACTGTTAACTTCAGCATCATACCGCCGAGTTTATCGATGTTTCTACTCGGCATCAGGGCGATAACATTTACTAGCGCCAAGAACGATATGAATCCGAGCAAGAACACGCCGCCCTTGGCCATCTCACCCCATTCGAGCTTACCCACTATTTTGACTACAGCAGCCATTAATAACAGTGCGATCGCCAGCTTGCCCATGGTCTTGCCCAACTTGTCAAAGTTCTGTGCAGATTTACCTTTAACAAAAGTACCGAAGGCCCACACCACCGCTCCAATCGCAACAATGAGTCCTGCCAATCCAATAAAGCCTTGTTTAGCCTGTTCGGGATTCATCGAGCCCATCATCTTTACGACAACGGCTAGCAACAATAATGCCGCGCCTATAGAAATTAGACCGGCTTTAAGTCCGTCTAACTCAATACCGTCTTTACCTACGCCAAGAGGCGAGTCGCCGATCTTGTTCATTGCCCACGCCAATACAGCTAAAACCGCAGCAAGAACGACCACGATACCAACGGCGTCCCACAGCTTATCAGTATCGACAAACGTCAATGCGATAACCGAACCCACAAGAATTGCTATAGCTATCGCGACATTTTTCAGAGCATCAGCTTTGAGGTTTGTAGCATAAGCATTAAGAACCTTAGCGAACTTCTTCTCAACTAACGCGAAACCCTCAATGACTTCATTAAATCCATCGATACCCTCGGCAAGCGCAGTCGTGATCTTCGTTATCTGACGAATTGTCAGTAGGACCGCTGCCAACGGAATAATGTTTAATACTTTGCTCCAATCGAGAGCTGTTAAGAAGTTCTTGAAATTCTCGGAAGCCTTAACGAGATCAGAGGTTGCGATATCGATGCCGATCTCGTGAAACACCTCATAAATCTTAGACGCAATCGTCTTAAGGGCGCCCCACGTAGCAGCCATGGCGGCAGAGATACCTATAACCAAGCCTTCGATTATATTCCGACCGGTCTCTATGAGAGCTTCCCTAACGGTGCCGATACCATTTTGAACACCAAGGATCAAACCCTCGGTGGTATGTTCGCCAACTTTGATCATCTCGGTAGACGGGGAGTGAATACCAAGAGCGGCACAGATACCTTCGATAATGGCTTTGCCAAGATCAAATACCGCGGCGATAATTTCGGGGGCACCGTTTCGAATGCCGTTTGCGATACCTGCGATAATATCAGCGGGTATATTGTCAGAATTCTTGAGACCGCCAAGCCACTCGCGAATCGCAGAGCCCATATTCGTGAGCCTATCAATGAACGACTGTAGATGTTCGGACCCCTTAAACGCTTCCGCCAACATGGTTATACGACCAGCCAGGAACTCAACGAGAGGGACGAGGATATCGACTATGTCGCTAACACTGAGGATAGAATCTATCCAGTCTCTGAAACCAACTATTGCATCACCGACGGCGGCGGTAACGTCGAGAATATTCAGATCGAAACGACCAAGCAACTCGGTAACTATTTTGAATGCAGTTTTAAATGCTCCGCCTACGACAGTAGACACGATATCGATAATTGCAAATACACCCTTGAGAGTCCGAACTAGTTTCTCGCCGGCATCTGTCAACTTGTAGATGGGAGTTTCGACGCCGTCAACCACCTTAGTTCCTACTTGTTTGTAGAAAACATCGATTAGCGTCGAGCTAAACTTATGGAAAGTTCCGAGCAGATTAAATAACTTGTCAGCAAAATTTTCAACAGTATGCTCCGGAAAAACGTCTTTCCAAGCCTGACCGATTGCTTTGCCAACGTCGACCAAACTTTTACCGATATTCTTGAACGAATCGATCATTAACCATCTGCCGTTAATCTCATCAAGTTTGTCGATGAAAGTATCGAACGGTATACCAAGATCTTCTGCAGTCTTCTTAAGCTCGCGCATAGCGTCGATCTGAGCCTCGTTATACCCGGCAGCTCGCATCTCTTCCTCGCTCATTTTGGCGAGGGTTTTAAGTTGCTTTTTTTGCTCCTCGTTCAACTCCACGGTGGCTTCGACTTCTGCTTCTGTGGCTTCAGTAGTTTTAGTCTGTATACCTAGTAATTCATTCTGAGCATCAATTTTCTCCTGACTATGTCGAAAACTGTCGCCCAGCTGCTCATTAACTTTATTCTGAACCTCATAGTAATTTATGCCTGCCTCTGTAAGAGCGTTAAGGCGATCGACACCGTTACCATAGTCACCTCTGATAACCTTATTTACTATTTCATCCAGATTCGCTATGGCGTTAACCGTTTCTTTAACAACTTCCGACGCTTTCGCGGCAGGTTTTAGCACCTCGTTAATTTTATCACCTAAGGAACTAAAACCTCTGCCGAGCGCGCTTTCCAGAATAGCATTCCGGAAGTCAGATATCTTATTGATTATGTTGGTGAAGAAATCTGCCAGCGGAGTAAGAACGCTCTTAGCTTGCTCGAAATCACCAACTAAGATCTTCCAAGTTTGAGCCCAGCCAGACTGAGCAGACTCCTTAAGCACGTCCCACATCTGCGTAAACGTCTTGACCTTAGTAGCCGCATCAGTAGCAGTATTTGCCATTTTGAGGATTTCGTTAGCTTGCTTCTCGGTATAACCAGTATCCATTAAGGATTTCTTGTAAGCTTCCCACTCCTCGCTACCTTCTTCCGCTGCCATAGTAAACTGATTTAAAGTAGCAGTTAAGACGTCGGTAGTTAACCAGGCTCCCTTCGTCAAAGAGTCTCGAAATGAACCATAAGCATCGATATTTGCGGCTTTCCAAGCATCAACGTCATCAGCGGCGCCGGCCATTGCGGCAGCAGTACGCGTCAATGCATTCTGAAATACTTCGCCGCCCATACCAGCGTTGACCACAGAATTCCAGTCCTGAAGTTTAACAGTACCAGTAGCCAAAGCCTGAGAAAGCTGATACATCGCGGTGCTGGCTTGCTGCGAAGTCGAGCCCGAGACTGCTGCCAAGTTGGCGATACCCTTAATAGCAGACACTGAGGTATCCAGATCCACACCGGCAGCCGTAAAAGTACCAATGTTACGAGTCATCTCGGTAAAGTTGTAGATGGTCATATCGGCATACTTGTTAAGCTCTTCTAGTGCTTCGTTGACTTGATCGATCGTAGTACCTTTACTAGAAGTATTCGCCAGAATAGTCTGAACCGCATTGATCTGTGTCTCATATTCCTGAAAACCGGTCTTGACAGGGTCTATTGTAAGCGCGGAAATCATGCGTTTACCCGCATTAACGGCAGAGTTCGTAATATTAGCGAGGGCGGTCACGCCGATAACATCCAAAGCGGAGAATCTAGCAGAAACAGTCTCAACGCCTCTTACTAAACCGCTCATGTCGACTTTCTTAGCTACGTCGCCGACTTCACTCAGACCCTTAGCAGATCCCGAGAAGTTCAGTTTTGATTTAAGTTTATCGAGCGTCGACATACTCTCCGAAACATTACGCTCGAAGTGGCTGTTGTCGAATCGCATCTCTAAAACTTGTGTTTCAACAGTTGTACTCACGTTCTAGTGACCTCCCCCCACGCTTCTTTTACGAGTTGATCAAAAATAGGCTGAATAGCCGGGTTGATATAATCTCGCCCTTCTACCCAACCGCCGGTTCCAGTACCATGACCATATTGCAGAATTATGGCAATCGGCACTCCATTTTGAATATTTGAGTTATGAAAAATTATTGATATGGAGTTCGCAGTATGTCGTATCCCGTAGTACCACGACTTAGCGGTTAACCCTGTATCAACTGGCGTAGCAGATGCCAGAGCCTCTACGCCCAGCTTTCCGTATTTGTCGAAATTGCTAAGACGGGCAGCTCTCTTCAGCTTCTCCATGCGACGCATCGACTTAGAGAAGTCACCTTTACATCTGATACGAATCATGTAAAAACTCCTTTAGACCTTCTTTGCGTAATCCAAAGAAATCCAGCCAGCGCCGGACTTCAGCTTACCCCAGCCTGCGTTAGAACCAGGACCAGACTTAACTTCCGTAATAGTGAAGACACCCTTACCAGTGTAGTCGCCGGTTTTAGCGTAGTTAGTGCCAGCACCAGAACGAATGTTCAGGTCCGGAATATCGACCTGCACCATATAAGGAGTCTCAGACTTCTTCTTCACCACGGTCAGGTATTTCGAATGGATAGGACTGTTAATAGCGTTCTTACCATCAACACTTTTGTTGATCAAGATGCGATCACCGCTAACGTCTTTAACAATCCACTGCTTTTTAATAACCCAGTTAGGAACGTCGGATCCGTTATGGTAAACAGCATCTCTAGCGATAGAAACCGTATCACCAACGGAAATCTTATGGGACGCAGGTTTAACTTCAGGAGTCGCGGCTTCTGTGTTGTAATTTACATTACCTAGTCGGGCATTGACCTCAGCCGCAATCTTAGCGTGTCGGCTATAAAGATATTCGCCGGGACAATCCTTGTTTGCGAACCATCTATGTACGGTCATATTCTGCTTATCGGGCTGACCGACCAGATGCTTATCGCCCTTCCACTTAAGCTCCTTAATGCCGTTACGCATGCAAATATCAGTCACCAGACGAAGCAGAGACTGGTAAGCGGCGTCAGTTACTGCATAAGGATGCTTAGAATCAGAAGCAACTTCAATAGTGACAGCTCGATGGTCGTTGTCTCGATTAGAGGAACACCAGGAGCGGTCAGATTCTTCTACGTACATACCGACTCGACCATCAGGTCCAATACCGTAGTTGGAAGAAGCTTCTCTATTACGATCGGCAAAAATATTACCGAGGGTTTCAACAGTACACTGCCCAGCAACACAATGAATCGTGATCGTATCGATCGCATGGTTTCTAGGACTTGTTCTATTAGGACTAATTTTTGTATAACTAACCAGAGGGCTGTTGCTCATCGGGTATCATCCTTTCGAATTTAGCTGTTGTCTGCGTGCCGCATTCAGAGCTGCGTTACGATTCATCACGTCTCGCTTACTCATTTTCTTAGGCGGCTGGTTTTTAATATTACAAATCCGGACAAGGGTGAGCAGGCGATTCAAGTGCCATTTCTCGAACTCAACTGGGATTTGTAGCGCAATCATCCAATAGTATATAAGCTCCGATGTGATAACTTCTCGACTAGTTTTACTGTGCTTGTCGTCAGCGAAGGTCGTAGCAGTCATCGGAGCGTTAATGTACCTATCGATATCCCGAATATTCTCTTGGGTGAGATGATTGTATACGTCATCGCATACATTTTGCGTGACGGTCATACATTTTATATAATCTAGGATCTCCTCAGATGTTTTATCATGTTTTGACAGGAAAGGTTTACACCATTTGGATTCCCATTTTGAAAGGGAGACGAGAGAGTGTTCTAGTTGAAGAACTTTCATAGTGGGGAGAATGAACTCCTCTTTCTCCTCGTCCCACATAGTCTGTGTCAAGGGTACTTCAATTCGAAGCATCTCTCACGCCTCCTCGTTAATTTCATAATTACTTCTGCTTCTCGGCAAGCTCCTTCGCCAGGGCCGCAGGAATGATACCATTAACAAACTTAGCAGCCTCGTCGGCATTGGTAGCCAGCTTCATAAACAGCTCGGAATAAGCCTCGGTAGATACGAATGCCTCCAGGTCTTCGGGTCTCTTCAGGAAACCTCTGCCGTCAGGAGTCTTAACGCCATAGGACTTACGGATCAGATCTTCGAAAACCTCGATGATTGCAGGCTGATCCTGAGCGTCAACGATTCGCTGAATCATCTCAGCCAGACCACCCTTCACGCTCATTTCCATACGAGTGATCTCAGCCTTATTCAGGTTAAAGGCAAAATTCTCGGTTCTCTCGTTACCATTGTAGTCGGTATAGGTAATGGGGATAATATACATTTTGAGTTTCTCCTTTCAAATTTCGGCGTTTCGCCATTAAAAATTTTCATAAAAAAGAAGGAGACGCCAGCCTAGCTGAGTACGTCTCCTAAATTTAGATCATTTAAGCCTTGAGCAGTTCAACGATCTCATCGGGCAGGGGCAGACGAGCCTCTGCAGATTCTGCACCATACAGAGCGGCTTCCAGCTTAGCCATAGCACCCTCAGCAACCTTGGTGGAGTCGATGGTCAGGATGGAAGTAGGCTTGTGATCAGTGACCGTAACGGGAGTGGTAGTAAACTCCCAGGAGAAGGTAATAGCCTCGGGGCTATCATTGATGGTGGAGTAAGCCTTCTCGGAAACGGAAGCCTTAGCACCATAAACTAGGTGCAGCTTGTAGCCCTTCTCGGAATCAGTGTCGTTACCGACAGTGGTACGGTAGCAGAAACCAAAGGTCTTACGAGTCTGCTGACCAATGCTGATGCCATCGGCCAGATCTGCTTCACCGTTACAAGCCTTGAACTCATCAGGGTACATATAAGCCTCGATAGTACCACCGAAATCCTCGTTGGAAATCAGTTCCAGATATTTGGTATCATCTGCGTACATAGGGGTGGACTCAGCGCCAGAGGGAGACTCAGTAACGGAAATCAGACCGTTCCAGACAACACCCTTGGGATAAGTGCCGTTTTCCATAACGTACAGAACACCATTCTTTACGCCAGTTTCAAAGAAACGCTCGCCAGTAGCGTCCCAAACCAGTTTAGCCATAGTTGTGTCCTCCTTTAGAAATATAAGATACATACATCATGATGGAGACTGTCCGAAACATAGTGTCGATCGTAGCTGCAATACGGAAGCGCAAGCAGTTTCCCGATCACAGGATGATCCGGACGTCTCGCAATCACAATAACTTCATAACAGGTCATCAGTGAGTATTTAGCGTCATCCGCGTATCTACTCCTGATGTTTTTCTTCGTATAACGAATAGCATCATACGACATACTCGTTGACTCCGGCGATTGATAGTACACATTTTCACTGCCGAGCAATTCTTCGAGTTTGCTCTGTAAATCTAAGCGACTAGCCGTTGTACTCACCTCCCAAAGCCAATATCAGTCTGGGGCGTCTAGGTTCAACACTGTTGACTTTCCATTTGACGCCGCCAAACTTGACATATCGGATCGAGTGGAAATGAAGTTCGGCATAGGGGTCAGCTAAGATACTGAGCTCTGCGGAAATATCCTTATCGTCATTCACGCCGCCAGAGGTCTGGAACTTGCTACTCTTCCGAGCCCATTCTCCGTAATAATTACGGGTTGTGGTTTCGTTCTCGTAAACGCCAGGTTCCACTTCAACCGACCTAACATAGCCGACTTCCCCATACCATTTATTCATAATTCACACTCCATTTTGAATTTTTAGCACTTGCCTAGATTAGGCAGTAACAGGCTCCTCCAGAGCAATAGCGGAGTAGACCTCAGTCAGAGCACCGGACAGACGAGTCTCCATCAGGTACTTGTAGTTGTTGAAGTCGATGTCGAACTGCTCGAAGTTGGTGATCTCGCCACCCTTAGCGCAGCCGAACTGGTAGTTAGCCATGTTGACGAACAGGCCCAGCAGGTTGTGCTTCTTGCCCTTAGCGTCCTCACGCTGCAGGCCCTCGAACTGCTCGACAGTGTGGATAGCACCGACGTTCAGAGCACGTGCCACGTCAGCAGCAGTGTCGTAGATACGGCGGCCGTTCAGGTCACGAGCCAGCAGCATCACGTTCAGCAGGTGGGGAGTGCAGTAGAAGTCCAGCTGACCCTTGCCCTTATACTTCTCACGAGCGTACAGAGCAGCAGTGACAATAGCCTCTGCGTAGATGTAGTTGTCGCCGAAGTTAGCGCCGGTATTGGTACCCTGCAGCTCAGCCTTAGCAGCAGCGATGTCCACGTCAGCGTGAATAGTATACAGCTCGTCGTCCTTCCACACGGAACGAATGTGCTCCTGGTGGATCTTATCGGGATCGGTATCCTCGCGGCCGTCGCCAACCAGAGCAGCCAGAGCGATGATCTCCTCCAGGTTGTGCTTCATGACGTTCTTCTGGTAAGCGACCACGTCGAAGTCAGTGACGTCGATGATGTCGTCGCGGTGCAGAGCATCACGGTAGTAAATGGTCTGGGGATCGGTAGTACGCATCAGCAGCTTCAGGTTGCCGGAAACAGCCTTAGCAGCTTCACGGTCGTTATAACCCTTAGCCTTGATCTCAGCAGCGCGAGCATCCAGCTGACGAGTACGAACACGAGTAACGGGGGACTTGTGAGCCTTCTTCAGAACGTTAGCGACCCAGCTCTGATCACGCTCCAGCAGCTCGGGAGCGCCGGGATGAACGTCCTTAAAGTCGGGGAACAGCTGCTCGATATCCTCGTAACCGTGAGCCAGGGAATCCTTGTTATTCTCGGCAAAGATAGCCATAGCAGCCTTCAGGCTACCAATACCGGGCTGCTTAGCCATTTTGATGATTTCCTCCTGATCAGCATGGGACAGAACATTCACCTGCTGAACGGACTCGCGGTCGAAAACATTAGTGTACATGCAATCATCTCCTCTATCGTTGTGCTTAACTTCTTCTTCATCGGAAACGCCGGCATCTTCCAGCGCCTGGCCGATCAGAGCATAGACGACGGTCTTCTGCTCTTCGGTGAAGGTGTCGAATACGTCCTTCACAGTCTTTTCCTTGTTTTCTGCCATAGTAGGTTTATCCTCCTTCTTAGTACCTTCGCCGTTTTCATCGGCCTGTTTATCATCGCTCGCATGGACCAGAGCTTCATCCTCTTCGGAGCTCATATCTTCAGCATGGATTAGCGTAAAGTCTTCACCAGTGTAGATAATACCTTCCTCATCGGAAACTTCGCTATGGCACAGCACGCGTTCGATAAATGCACCGGGGTTAGCACCAGCCAGTACCAGACTAACTTCCCGAATAGCACCATGGGTAACATTGCCACCCTGCTGTCTAAGCTTGTTGGCATAAATAGACAGCTGAGTTACGTCGCCATTACGGACCATTTCACGGCCCATCTTGCCGGATTCGCTGTCGTTAAACTTGCAGTAGGCGTAAACACCATCATCTCGGTTCTCCAGGTCTGCATGACCAAGAACATTGTGAGGGTCGTTATGCTGATGGTTCCACACCAGAGGGACACTAGCGCCATCATTATCAATGAATGCGTCTTTCATGATGGTACGACCGTCAGAGCACTTCATGTTTGCCCGGGTTGCCCAACCGCAAAAATCGTAGTTGCTGAGATTGATTCCCATTTTGACTTTTCCTCCTTCATACAGAGTTAAGTAGAGCCCATGAATTGACTAATGGGCGTGTTGAACAATTCCACCATCGCATCGGAAGAAGCGTTGTCATCTGCAGTAAATTCTCCCTCAGCAGGAGCAGGGGGCATATTAGGTGCGTCTCCCTGATTAGGCTGAGCGATATTGCTATTGACCAGCTCGTCCGCCTTAGGATCACTAGAGGGCTTAAATCCAATAATCTGACGAATTTCATTAGACGTAAGGATTTCGTTCCGTGTGAACTTGTCTGCAATTTCAGCGATATTATTCACAGGGACAAGCTTGAACGGATCTCTAAAGGCCATAACAGTCTGACCCTGAGTTCTAGCGGTCTTACTCAAGAAACTACGTCTCATCGCGTCAGTAATCGCAGAGACGATCGGTTCGATGGTTCTGGTGTTATAATTAAGCATCGTCTTCTCGTCAGCAGTACCATCCAGAACAGACGGGGTCATGCCGATCTGACTATAAAGCATATTAGTCAGATACTCGACCTGCTTCATGAGATTATTCTCGATAGGACGATTAAGCTGAGTAACCTTCTCGGTACCGTCGATATATGCGATACCATAGGGTCCTTTCAGCTGATCAACGATACTATCTCTCCGCTTCTCTGCCTGCTTCTCGCGAGTTTCTCCCTTAACAACATAAGGAAGCTGAATAATCAGATCTAACTTGCCCGATCCGCTCTGCTCGTCGATAGCATCCAGAAGATTCAGTTTTCTTACGAGACGTTTCATCGTGGAGTTGGGCTCGTTGATTACTGCATAGAGGGGATTTTCGATGATTGCTACGGATCTTTTGGGGAGAATGATCTGCTCTCGCTGACCAGTCCGGTCGTTGTAGACTTCGACTTTTACGCTTCGAGGAAACCATTCGACGATTTTACCGGTTCTCATAGTGAGAATATCGAACGCACCAGAAACGGGGTCGCTAGTGGCGTCGACTGGAACGATAGCAATAGCGCCTTCGTCAAACATGGACATAACGATATCCTGCTTGAACGCTCTACCAGACTGATCAATATTTGCTTCGAGAGTTAGACAGTTGTTCAGACCGGAATTAATATCCTTGATGTAGCGACCGTTATCGTCGAGACGACAATGCTTAATATCAATTGCTGCGACGTCCATTGCGATTCTGTTGTATACAGAGGTCACAATAGAACGTTCATTGCCCCTGGAGAATCTAACTCTATCAGGGCGATAGGTATAACTCATTCCAGGTTCTCGATAAAAGTTAGTGGGGTCTCGATTCCTGAAAGCATTCCAGACATTCTTAAGCCTGGAGGTTAAAGTAGGTTTTTCCATTTTGAAGTTTCCTCCCTCGATTTATCGGTTTAAGAAGTCAAACATGGGTGCTTCTACTCTACGGACCAACTCCGGATCCAAAGAATCGATACGTCTATTCATCATATCGATATATGCTTTATTGGATGCTAACTTAGCACGAGTCTTTGCGGCTTTGATCGCGACCTTATCCGACTTAATAGAATATTTCATCGCCTTCATACCGTATCCGGTCGTCTTGGAAATACGATTGGCTTTCGCTTCTTTCTTAGCAGCTTTAAGCTCAT